TTTTAATTTTTTTGGTTTCTTGCCGATTATTTTAATGAAATTTAATTTAAAGGTAAGAGAAAAGAAAGAAAAGAATAATAAATTTATTTGCGATGGCAGAATCGCTAATTAAAGAAAAAGAAATAAAAATTTTATGCCCATACCAAACCCTTTTCAATTTCAAAAGACGTACGAGTATAAACACCATAAACATGAGCTGCCTCAATTGGAAAAGGACCTATCAAATCAATAAGTTGATCCACAGCAGTATAAAAAGCAACTTTAGCATCCTCAAAATTAGAATGCGTACGATTCTTCTCCTGATCGGTTGTTACTCTACCTTTCTCAGTTTGACGATCTGAGAAATCGAGTGCCTTTGTCAGTTGTTGTAAAATTTTTAAAGGCACAGAGTGAGATAAATCTATATAAATTTTGTCTTCTGGAAACCGAGTGGTAACATTAAAAGGTGTATCATACTCAAGATTAGCAAGTGTTGTTAACATGCTATCTCTAACTGCTTTGACACTAAATTGTTTAAATTTAAAAGAACCAATTATACGCATAAATGCTGCGTACTCAACCCAATGATGAGTAGTTAACAATAAAGCTTCAGTGGTCCAAGTGTAAGGCATTGTGCTGATGTGTGTTCGTCTCTTAATGTTCACAACCTTTAATTTATTACTGCTTATCAGCAGTTTTACAAACCAAAGATTTAATGGTATCTTTATAAGCTGAATACTCGTAATAGGTTTTTAATGGTATGAAATTATTAACAAAATAACCTTTATCAGAATATTTATTAAAAGAATTGACCATCCTTGATAAGAGAGGTTTAAGATCGTCTTTATTTATGGTAAAGAAAGACTCAAGGAAGACAGGTGTTATAGCATCACGATATATGTCATTGTGCATCATCCTTTTCATAAGTCGTGTTCTTTTTATAATACCGTCCAACAATGCCTGAAAATCAGTATCCGGCATGTCAATGAATTTATCCATAAACAATTCGAGTGTTTGACGCAAACCATAAGCATCAACTATGTATTTCATAAATTCACCAGCTGTATTGTATGAACCTTTTGCTGTGGTGAATTTATAAGTATGACCTTCTCTAATTATCTCCAATGTGATATTTGTGAAATCCATTATCAAAGTTCCGTTAGAGTCATATATTTTCTTTAATGCATCATTTCTAACATTAATAACACCAGTATTGACTGACGGATATGGTATTATATTACTATGAGTTCTTGGATTTATTTCCACTTTATCGAATGAATCCACAAAAGTATTTATCAAAGGTCTAGGAGTTGAAGGTGGAGGTATTGTTACGCGTCTAAGCATGGCTATGGAATTAGGATCTCTGGTAGTTATTGTCGCGTTAGAACTTTTAGTTGATAACACCGGTACGTTTCTCTTATAATGCCTCTTGATATAGGATGAGTTCTCAGTTGCGTTTGTAAATAATCTCCTGTTGTTTAAACTCAAAAGAACATCCAAGAATGCAATTGTTTTATTTCTTTCAGACATTCCCATATACACCATATCAACATTATACACCTGCGAATTATAATTAACTGTGAATTTGGTCTCATAATCAGTCAATCTTCTTTGTGGAGTATAAAATAAACAATCAGAAACATTATTACTTTTCCTTGCGGGTGTTATCGAACCATTATTTGAGGTACTATTATTTTTAACAACGATATACTCACATTTGGGACATGTTATATTACAAGTGTTAGAACAACCACGTGACATAGCATTTAATAAATCGGAAGCTGTCATATTACCTAACATTCGCTTATCAGTCTCTGTTGATTCTTTATCACGTTTTAAACTATCATCTGATTTCGATCTTGAAATTCTAGAACCATTTGTTGTGGTAGCTGATGCATTACTAGGAGATGTAAATTTATCAACGGAAGCTTTTAATGCATCTTTTATTGTCTTCATGGGTAAATAATCCTTAGCATTATTTATTATGGAATCAAAAATTTGACCTATTGATGCGTCTTTCCTAATGGTTAAGGTAAACGATTCATTTCCACTGTCAGAAGATGATGATGAACTGAGATTCAATTTACTCAATCTAGACAAGAAATCATCATCAACTTGGTTATTAATAGGTGCATGTGCCAACTCCAATGTGTAAATATTATACCCTATTGTGCGACAAATCCTATCTGAAAAAGTTTTAGCAATAAATTCAGCAACCTCTCGATTCATCGGTATGGATCCTGGTTCAGTATGGTCAACAATGGACAATTGTAAAGGGTGTAATTTCATATTATTTGACAAAACAGCAAAAATAGTAAATGAAGAAAACAAATTCACAGAACCAAAAGTCGTCATTAACAGATTTATCAATTCTAATTTGAATTGATCCATTTCGGAAGTTGAAACTTCCAATGGTAGCAAGATGTTAGCGAATTGTAATTTAACGAGTGACATGTTGATTCTATATAAATTTACAAACAAATATTCTAATTAACTTACACCCATCGCAAGTTAAACAATTTCTCAAAAACTGCTCTATTCATGATATAATTATTGGGATTAAGATTTTGAATGATTCCATTCATTGCATGTTGAAATAATTCATGATATGTTCTATAATCTTCCGGAGTATGATGATTTGGAATAGATAGAGATTTTAATAAACTTGTCATCAATTTAAGGAAAGGATCAAGATTTAAAGATATCAAACACACGTCTAGAGGATATCTAACATCAAATTTCAATTGGTTAGTGCGATACAATACTTGCAAATGAGCGAAAGCCAACTGTCTATCTGTTTGAGATGAAAAATCTATTGCCCTTATAGAATGAATAACAAGAGAAAATATTTTTATGTCTATCCATGACAAAGAATGGACAGCATAATACTCAGTAGTTGGTAGATACATATTAAATATCTAAACTTGGTCTGCTTGGATCGCTTAATAAAATATCACCCTCATTAACATAATACAAAGTTTTAAATAAATTTTTGTCATTCACTATACCATGTAATGTTGTCAACAATAATCCGGCATCTATAGGTTTACTATGTCTTTCACTCATTGCACATGATATTTCGAAATAAATGGAAGAATCATCATATTCTTTTAATAAATCTGTCATTGATATGCGATATTCTTCTAAATGTTCCCAATTAACTATATCGTGTCTACCAAATTTAGTGAGTACTTTCAATGGATCTGGTATGAATCTGAATTTACCATTAACAATCAATAAATATTTAGAACAAAAATATGAATAATTATATTTAAAAAATTTTGATTCAAGATTAAAGATATTTGCACACAAGTCATTCCTATCTTTTACATCACGCATCCACAAGACTGAATCATCACCACTAAAGACACCATAAGCATCAGTTAAATCAAAAAGAACACATAAAACAACCATTAAAACTATCGTATTACCAAAAAATGTACTAGCGTCTCCACTTTTCCTTTGGTATAATAAATCTGCTTTAACACCATGCAATCTATCTTTAATAGTAGTATATTCATGAGCCCTACGCCAATACTTTATGAAGATATCTGGTAAACCCAACAATGAATATATTTTACACTCTATTTCAAACAATAATCTGTATTGAGACTTGTCATACTTACCAATGTCAATTTCTAATTTATCCAAAGTTTTGATAATATCGACAGGGAATCTTGAATTCAGTTTATCAGCAAATTCTTCGGGAGATAAATCTGTGAACATAAAAAAGTTTGGTTTTAAAATTGATAAAAACCTTCTTTTAAGTTCTCTAAAAATCGGACAAAATATCATATTTTGTGTTTTGCCTTGAGAGGCAATCGTTTGTACAGCTGCATATTCGAAAGGACTTTCAGTTGTTAAACCTGGTTTAATATTCTTCTTATTCATCAAGGAATAAGAACTTAAACCCATGGTCTCTAATGCTAACACTGTAGTTATTTGAGATTTTATCTTCTCCGGCTGATCGAAGAACCACTGTTCGATTAAAGTTTCAGAAGGATAAACTTGATTGACAGAACATGAAAATTTATCTAATGTGTCCATATCTTTTATGTAAGTCTTGATAAACAATTCTACAGACATATCTATTACGTAACTTTCTTCCACCATTTCATCTAACTCTGGTATATTGAGGTTCCTCTTATTTAACCCTATCAAAGCATCTAACTGGTTCAGTCTACGTGGGTAAGCTATGGAAGTACGTAAATTTGGTTTCAATTTGTCAAAAGTTTCGTTATTTACACCAAATTTACTCAATTCAACTACCACATTCGAATGATCGAAAGAGAATGGTAATTTTTCTGCGTGTAACTGATCGAATTTATAATCTATACAAGAATTACCAGGTAAAACATAATCATAAAACATCTGCAAAAAGGATATATCAGCAACTCTATAAGGTGCACATTTCTTTTCATAGTATTTATCCAGATATTGTGTAGTTTTCAAAGTGATCGGAGCATATTTATCACCATAATTCAATTCTATTATGGATTGTATTATATCATCACCTGATTCATAAACTATTTTCTTTGTTAACATTTGATTAAATTCTGGAACATCATAATAAACACCTGCCCCAACCAACTTATTATTTTTCATATTCTCTTTCTTAAAATATGCTTTTGCCAATGTCGATTTATCAGGTATGTTCTTAATCAGTTTTGATATTGTGTCATCACCACGTAACGTGTAATACACTAATGATTTTGTATGTCTGGATAAAGCTACTATCACCTGCTCTGAACGTGAATAAATTTCATCTCTCTCTGCATTTGATAAACGTATTAATTTTATGTGTTGTATTTGTCTACCCTGATATTCTCCGACTGTACTCACATCTTCGAAACCTTGTGACATCAATAATTGTTTTTCAGATTTTTTAAACACCAAGAATTTTGTTGTCTTCAAATCGATGTTTTTAACAATATCTAACTGATTTTTAATTACAACTACACTCATGGATTCAAACACATCATTACAAGTTTTAAAACCCTTTTCATAATATTTATCCAAAGTATAAGCTACATCGACAGGAACTCTATATGAATTGTTAAGGTAAGATGTGCACTCTATGTATCTGTTTATATCTGAAAACAAAACCACAACAGAAGACACCTTATTAAAATATGGTATCTGTTTACTATCTCCTATTATATGCAAATATTTACATCTTGTTTTCAATATTATCAGATTTATAGTACCGTAATGTTCTTTTAACGCTTCATCAATCCACACATGTTCAAACATAGCATCAGGTGCGTTTATCAAAAATGAGTGTATCGTATGTATATTCTTATGCACACCAGCTGACTTTTGTTTTAAACCAACAACTCCATCTCTAGTAGCAGCCAATAATAAATCATTGATTCCAGAATGAGAAAGAATATACGTAGTTTTACCACAACCAGGTACTCCCTGAATATTGTCTATCTTTGGTTTCGAATAAGTAAAATAATTCAGATGTTTAGTCGATTCATACAACATTTTTTCGTTCATCACCTCCATATCATCACTAACCAAACCATAACGTGATTTATAAGACTTAGCTTTCAAATCCTTACTCAAACGAGTGAATTCCTTACCATTAAAAACATACTCATGTGAAATTTTTGACTGTGAAGGTTTAATAACATAAAATCCTGTTACTATATCTATAACACCTACATTCTTTTTCTCTAATAAAATCTTTCTTTTAGTTAAATAAGATATGTCACCATCATTAAAGAGATTGTATCTATTATAGAGCATTGAATAATGATCATTTAAAATGTCAGGTGTTATTTTCCATATTTCACGCACTTCTCTAATTGAATTCCTTACACAAACATTAAAATCTGGTTTATCACCACCACACAACTCAAAATATGGGTTATACCTAGATTTAGCAGACGATCTGTTCCAATTTTGTAATATTTCACCAACATTAGAAGGTATTTCTGAATACTGTAATGATTTCAGATGTTTCGTCAATACTTTCACGTTCGACCAAGTCTCTTCAATCGTTACATCATCTACTTTAGAATAGGTCACTTGTAAATTAACACCTTTCAGAACAGCTTTAGTAAAATTACTTATATTCTCGTAAACAAGAAATTCATCCATATATTGCTCACTTAAATAATCACCCAATAATTCTATTAGATCAATTATATAATTATCAATTTTATCTTTATTCAATAAATCTCTTTCTATATTCTGACAAATTAACAACAAACTATTCA